GCAAGTACAGAGGATGTCTCCGTCCCGATCGCGCCGAAGGCCTCAATGGTCCTCGAGTCGACGGTCAAAGACGCTAAGACTGGAGCGGTCACTACGACCTACTCCATCGCCTCTGGCGATCCTGCGTACCCGGCTAAGATCTCGTACCGCGTTGAAGATCAATCACGCGGTTTCGGACCCTGCCGTCGCGTCGCTGTCACGTTCAGCACGTATGCCCGTATGGTTGATGACGTGATGCTGACCACGGTCGTTAGACCGATTTCAGCTACTATCAGCGTCGTCATCCCCGCGGACATGACCGTGGAAGTCGGGTGGTTGCTCGTTTTGGTAGGGAACATTTTCTCGTTCGTCTACCCAAGCGTCACCTCCAAGAACCCGGCCACGACTTGGTTGTCGCAGTTGCAGTTTGGACTGCCCCAGGTCAAGTAGTGATTTTCACCACTCGAATTCCAACCACGACCGGCGTAGTCAACTTTACAGTTGATAGCGCCGATTTTGCGTTGGAAGGTGTTGACCAGGTTAACCTCGAAGGAATTACTCTCTTCGTGGCTTCCTGGTTGACACTGCTTTCGGATAGTCCGATCACTTCATCAAGGAAGCCCCTGAGACTCTACTATACCTTCTATCGAAGATTATGTAGGTCTTTCAGGGCGACCGTTGTGGAGTTCACCGATATTGCTCATAAGGTTGTCTCTCGACATAGCCTCATGGGCGCAGGCTCCCAAATGGGGGACTGGGTGGATGAAGTTCTAGCGACACCCGTCGCTTTTGAATACATCCGTTACTACCATACCGGTGATCCAGCTATCATTAGCTATCTGTACAACTTCTTATGCTTCGGAAAGAAGCTTGAGTATGTTGACAGTAGTTTTGATGACACCGCCTTATGCGGATGGCTGGATTGCGAAAGGACTCTCTCTGATCTAGAGATCCGGAAGGATGACCCAATAGTTAATTGCTTAAGGGTCATTTTGAAGGAAAACCTCCCGAATCCTGATGGGGATTTCTTTCCCCGTCACGGCGGCGGTTTCGTCGCCGAACGAATCGAGAAGTCACCGTTGTCGAAGAACCACGTTATGTTCAACGATCCGGTGCTAGATCGCTTCTTATTCCATGGCCTAGTTGGAAACTATGGCTATGGAGAGGAGCACGGTTTCTCTGCGAGCAAGGTCATCCCTGACCCTGCTTTATGGGGAGATCGTAGTAAGCAACGACGCAGACTGCCCGCTCGGCTGAAATTTGTCCCTAAGAACCTAAAGACTAGCCGTTCCATATGTATGGAACCCGCTACCCTAATGTTCTTTCAACAGGGAATTGCCGACGAGTTAGTCCGCGCGATTGAGCAGAGTGTGTTCTCGCGTTTCATCAGGTTCCATGACCAAAGCTATAACCGAAAGTTAGGGCTTGCCGGATCAACAACCGGTGAGCTCGATACTCTGGATCTTAGCTCGGCTTCGGACCTGGTGTCCTACGAATTAGTTCGCGCGATTTTCCCATCGCGCTGGCTTATTCGCATGGCTGTGACGCGCAGTAAGGAAGTTCGACTGCCTGATGGTAGCGTAATTTCTGTGAAGAAATTTGCTCCTATGGGGTCGGCTTTGTGCTTTCCGACGCAAAGTTTGATCTACGCGTCGGTATGCATCCTAGCTGCTCTGCTCGAACGTGGTAATTGCCTGCCGCAGACGCTATATGAGAAGATCAGCCGATTTGGCGTAAACCTGGACTTCATCTCACAAGATGAGTCGTGTGGTTATCGCCAGGCTGGTCTTGTCCCGTTAGGCGTCTACGGTGATGACATTTGCTGTGATGGGAAAATCACAGCGCGTGTCAAGTCCATTTTGCGACACCTTGGGTTCCGTATAAACGATGATAAATCGTTTGTCGGATCACAGGCCTTCCGTGAAACTTGCGGAGGGTACTACCTGGGCGGAGTTGACCTAGATCCCGTGTTTTACAGGATCAAAAACGTTCGGAGAGTTCTGAACGCTGGTCATCTCGTATCGCATGTCCATCTGATCAACGAGGCGAGACGCAAGAGGTATCAAAACCTCTATGCGTTCTTACTCCGTGCTCTCAGGGAATGGCATTTACCGTATGGTAAATTCTCCATGCCATTCTTACCTGACACTTCCGTTGAGTTCGGTATACACTGCTCTCAACCAGTGAACAATCATCTGGTTAAGCGGTGGAACCGAGATCTACAGCGGGATGAGTTTCAGGTATGGTCTGTCACATATGATGAGGTCAACCCCGCGGATTATACCACGGAGAAGCTCTCACTTATGCGATGGTGGGCTTCGAAGCGTGACCAAAACGTCGATGATCCTTATGGACCATCGGGTCACAAATCGACGGCTGGCTGCCGGGTAAAGCGGAGATGGACACCGCTTTACTGCTAAATAATGAGAGGGCTACGTCTCCTTAGGCGTAGAAGAAGG